AACAAAACGTCCTTTGCGGTATCCACGCCAACTATAAAAACCTGCGCCGAGGTTTTCCCCGCCCGTCCTGCTGACTTCGGCCAGATCAACCGACCGAAGCCACCCGCTCCCTTAATTGCCCAGATGCGTCGCGACTTTCGTTTAGCGCAATGAGCGTAAACCTGTTGTGTAAAGTGACCGCCAGAGTCGATAGCAGCCGCTTCGATAAGCAGTGGTCTACCGTCCTCGGTTTCACGCTTTCGCGCTAGATACCCGTCTAGGTCGTTCCAAAGCGAATCGGAGCCAGGATCGCCACGCAAGACTGCATGATCGATAACCCACATCTCCTCGTCGCGTCCATAGCCGACTACGGTTACCTCTAGGCGGTCGTCCTGTACGTCAACTCCAGCCGTGAGCATCAATACCTGCTGTGGTATCGACTGTGCTGTATACGGCTCTCGACGTTGCGCTAATCCAACAGTCTCGACTTGTTCTCCTCGTTCCTCGAAGGTTTCTCCGAGAGAGGTGTTAATCCAAGTTTGCAGAGTCTCAGGAAACTTCTTCGCTTGTACGAAAGCGACTGCCATATCTGCCCAAGTAGACCAAGGCGAGTAGAGTTCGCTGATATGGAAAGAGGCGATGCCGTTAAACGGCTTTGTTCCGCGCCACTCTCCAGCCTGTAGCATCTCGGCTTTGTCGGACTCGTTGAGCATAGCGCCACACGCCACACAGACGTATTCGGCTAACTCCGGTTGACCTTCGGGCCACTTAACCTGTGCCCATGTGAGTCGCTGGAATTCCTGACAATGCGGACAAGGCACAAAGTAAAAGCGTTGATCTCCCGACTCGAATCCCGCCTCTATACGGCTTGATCCTTTAATCGTCGGCGTCGATCCTGCCAAAACTTTGCGACTCCAAAAGGTAGCCGTTCTCTTGCGACCGAGCGAGATCGGATCTCCTTCCGTCCCTGCGCTCGAGGGGTAACGATCCACTTCGTCGAATAGTACGATTCGGATTGGCCGACTCGCCAAACCCGAAGGACTATTCGCACCGGCTACGGTTAGGTGTCCACCCGTAAACTTTTTATGCAGTAGCGTATTGCCGCTATCTCTCGCCTTCGGGTCAGCAATTCGTTCCGCAAGAACCGTCGTGTCTCGAATCATTGGAGCGAATCTGTCTTTGCTCCACGACTCTGCCATCTCTAGCGTTGGCTGAACTAACAGCATCGGCGCAGGGTCTTGGTGAACGTGATATCCGATCACGTTGTTAAGGATTTCAGTCCACCCTACCTGTGCGGATTTCTGAATCCACACCTCTCGGATGTTCTCGTCCGTAACCGCATCCATGATGCCGCGCTGATACGGTGCGCGAGAAGTTCTCCATACGCCGGGCTCTGCCGCACTCTCGCTAGAGAGTTTGCGATAACGATCAGCCCATTCCGAGATCGTCAGTTTCGGCGGTGGCTTCCATGCCGCTGTCGCCTTCTTCAATACTTCCGATATGCTGATACTCGTCTCGATCTTCGGAGAGTTCGTCGAGAGCAGCGTCGATTTCTTCCCTGATTCTAGTTGCGATGACATTTGCATTTGATTGGCTTACCAGTTGCGGCGCGAGTTTCGTCGGCATCGCCAACAGTTTTGCTCTAGCACTCGCAATATGATCTGCCCAAGTTTGCACTACGTCGCTGACGTAGACTAACTCTCCTCGTTTGATGGAGTTCTCAATCGCTAGTTTGTCGCCCTGCTCCCGAGCGAGTCTTGTCTTCTCGGCTAGAAGGTCAGGCGTATCAGGGTTAACATTAGGGCCGCGCTTCTCGAGAGCATTTTGCAAATAGCGGATATACCACGCCATGCAAGGGCCGAGTTCATACTGCCCTCTACCTACCGTTGGCAGTCCCTCTGCCTTTAATTGGTGAACCCTTCGCGTAGTAAGATTTAACGCCTTCGCGATGGCTTCTACATTTACAGGCATTAGCGACTCTTAATCTTGCGAAACTTCTCGTCAACAATCAATGGAACTGCGTTTCTCCATTTAATTGTATGATGGATTCGTTTATCTGTCCTGCCCATTAAATTTATTTTGCAACAATCTGGAGCGGCCATAACACTATAGAAAGATTTCACATAAGTTCCAAATGACTTATATATATCTGTGTTTCCACCAGAATTTGATTGCGTTGCTTTTTGAACTAGATTTATATTTACAATTTGAAAAAATAATTTTCCAACTCGACCCTGAGTTAGATAAGTATTTACATCGTCATTCATTCTTCCAATAAAAGTAATATCTTTAGAAGAATTTTTATTTACTCTAAAAACAAAACTATTCATCGCTTTTCGCTTGAATGTGTTTTGATTGAAGGATGAAGCGCCACCGATAAAGTCGCCTCCTTGCGCAAAGGCGATGGTGTCTGACTTTGTTTCATCTAAACAAGTAATCAAAGCATTCATTACCTTGTCTAAATTCTTAACAGTTTTCCCTCTTAAATGATCTTTTTCGATGAATCTATACTGAAATTGAGTATAATCATCTTCGTATTCAAAAAAATAATCTAATCCTAGATTTCTTGCTATATCGTAACAAGCGTTTCTTGCATAAACGATAACTTTATTATTGTTAAAGTTATCCATTATGTCGAATTTGCCTTCGTAATCTTTTTTGCTAAATACAACAACCTGATCTTTAAATGTTTGTTTGTATTGCTCTATCGTTTTATCTTCATCATCTACTATGATGAAAATTTTTCCCGTATATCCTTGATTTCTTAAAGTTCGATAAGTTATGACGTTATCTGGCCTGCCGTGAGACAGAATGAAAACAGCAAATTTTCGATCCTGAGTCATTTTAATCAACTTGTTTTAATTTGCTGCTACTGTAATTGTGCTTTCTTTTCAGATACACAATCTCTTTGCTAGATTCCTCAATCTTGTCTTTAAGTTCCCAATCGTCAGATTTATGGTCTTCGCCTAAAAAGTAAACGTCATAGTCTAGAGATACGAACGCATCCTTATCTCTTTCCGAATTTTCGTATGGGATGACTTCATCAACCCACTTGACTGCTCGCAGTTGCATATATCTTTCGTATATAGATTGCTGCGGGTTTTTATAACTAGGCTTACAATGTAAGCCTACGATCAAGAAGTCACAATGTTTCTTGGCCTCTTCCAAAGCCAATACATGACCGGAATGAAGAATGTCGGCCACCATTGGGAAAAATCCAATTTTCATTTTCCTATCTTCTACAATAATCGAGTCAGGTTTGTAGGCCTTACAGTTTTTTATATGTAAGGAATAATATGCTTTGTTCAGTTCAACTCGAGGAAAGTTGAAGGAAAAAAACAACATCTTGATAGTGCCACTATGAGCAACTATCAATATTTTTTTGCCGTTATACTTTTTCTCAGTTTCATCTACGAAACTTTTAACTCTTGAGTAAAAGTGCTTTTTACTCTCAATGTTAAACTTGCTTAAAAAATTATTATCCTCTTTTTTGAGCAGTCTTTCGCTATTTAGATGCTTTCCTTCTAACAACCCCTTGCTGAGTTCCTTTAGTCTTTCATCATAGATAATTTTTGTATTTCTATGATTCGCTAATATGCTAAATGCTGTCGATTTGGCTCTTTGCAGGGGAGAACAAAAACATAAATCAAAGTGATCGTTCTTTAATTCGTTAGCGACTTTCTTGGCCTGTTTTATACCAGTAAAGTTCAGCGGAATATCATACTGACCATGCATGATTCCGTTTTTATTCCAATACGTTTGTCCATGACGGACGAATGTGTAATCGTTATTCATCCTCGTCTATGTCGAACATTTCTTTCAGTTCGTTAGTTAACTTAACGAACCCGTTTTCAATAGCCTTATCAAAGTCAATGATCACTAGGGCAGATCGCTCCATTAACTCTTGCATCTCTGCATTAGCATGGGAGTAGTAATCCGCTACTAATTTATAGTCAAAGACGTTATGTCGTTCAGCAGCGAATATCAGGAACCGTTTTTCTTCTTCCGATAGGCTGGAAGATTTAATATCAGTCAATAACTTTTCGACTTTCTCTCGATTACAAAGAGACTCGATATTAGGCTTTTCGTTCGACGGTTCGTATTTAGGAGTTTCTACCTTATGGGTATATCTATCCTCAGTAGCCTCCGCGATATCGTCCATCGACAGGGCTGCTATTTCTTCTGAGGTAAACCCTGTTAGATCGTTCGATACTCCTAGGTCGCCTAGTTCCTTTAACTCTAACGCCAGTAGTTTTTCATCCCATCCCGCGTTAAGAGCAATCTTGTTGTCTGCAATCACATAGGCTCTTTTCTGTGCAGGGGTTAATCCCTCTAGCCTAATGCAAGGAACGTCTTCAAGATTTAATTTGCGAGCCGCAGCAAGTCGACCATGCCCTGCGATAACTCCGTTCTTCTCATCAATCAGAATTGGATTAGTAAACCCAAATTCTCGAATGCTCCCTGCTATCTGGGCAACCTGAGCATCAGAGTGAGTTCGACTGTTTTTCGCAAACGGGATTAGGTCACCGACTGCGATTGTTTCTACCTGTAGCATGGTGGGTTAAGATCACCGAATGACTATGTTTTTGAACTTTACTTTAGTGAAGTGAAATCCGCACCAATATTCCTGTCTCTAGGAATAGCGGGGGGTCCGAATTACC